AATAAACATATTTATCTTGTGATGTAGGCCAGTTTAAACGATATATACCATCATTACTATAAGCCTTATGTAACCATATCTTATTGTACAATACAGATATGCCATATATACTACTGATTATAAGTAAAATTATCATCTTTTATAAATTTTTGCATTTGTTAATCCGCTAAGATCACGATGTATTACAGTATCTTCTATATATGCTACTGCATTATACATATCTGACCAGTATCGGTCTCCTTGTGGAGATTCTTTCCAATTAAATAGACAGCTTATAAGAGGAGAACTCCTAATATGTTGTTTAGGCATTAAATGAATTTGAATATCTGCTTCAGATCTACTAGAATAAGCAACATTTGATAGAAAATCAGTGTATTCTTTACCTGTTAATAATAATGATAGGGAATTAACAGGAAAATTTTGTTTATTTGCCATTATATACAATTATAAAGTTCTGCATACTCTCCTAATTTAACTCCTATTTGAATAAGTTCTTCAGCTGTAAGGTTAAGTCTACAATATAAATAGATATCATGTCCTTCCTCTTTATATGGTCCCCAAAGGAACTCTACGATCAAGTTAGAGAGCTTTAACTCTTCTATTCCTTTTTCAACACAGGTTCTATACTGATCTTGATATAAAGGATCTGATGTAAGAGGAGTATTAAGTAATAATTTATATTCTCTCATCTTTTATGACTTTTTAAATTTTTAAAGCTATTTATATGTTTCTGTGAAGCACTTATACTATCTAATAAAGGTAAAGTGTAGGATATAAATGGACTAGTTAATAAAGCATGTATAACAATTGTTTTTACACCAAAACAATATAAAGAAGATGATGATGTCCGTTTATATAAAAACCAATGAAATTCAAATATACTTCCTTCAGTGAATTTTTTAGGTTTGGTCATGTATGTACTCATCTTCTTGTTTTTATAATATTAGTAGTATACATGAACATTTTCTCAGCTTCATCGTCTTCTCTTTTCCAAGGCCAATTTAGAACTATCAATAGATCTTCAATATTTTTCCCATCATATAAAAGAGAACGTGCCTCTTCTTGACAAAGTCCATACATATATACTCTTCCTTTAAATGTAGCTTTACCTAAAGGTAATACTAATTGTTCAAATGGAGTATTTACTAATTTTCTATTCATCTTTTTTTACTTAATTTAGCTCTATGATTGACAAAGATAAAATTCGTTGCACATGTTTCCCAAAGAAATTTTCTTTTTTCAGGATAATTTATATAAATCTTATTAGAATTATTTTGTACTCCTTACATAAGATTTAATATGTTTATGATCATAAGCAAGAAAAATCATATTTTTTCGCTTTTGAATCTTTCAGGATTTTTTAATATTGCTAATAACATATGTTTAAATATTTTGGGGAGAAACTAAATGCTCCTCCCCAGTTAACGAGTTCAGTAAAACCACTAACTGAACTCTGTCCACCACACAAAGTCTTTGTAATGTAATAAAATATAAACTATCGTTTATATCCCATAGAATTTATATTTATCTGTATAAAATTCGGTAAAAATATAGGAAATGGAATTTTATTTTTAATAATTTCAGTTCCATAGTAATCACTTAAAAAAGAAGCTTCACCTAAAGAATGTTCTGTTAGAATTATATTACTGACATTTTCAAGTTGATGAGTATCAAGTTCAGGAGTTTTTTTAGAAATTTTAAAACCAGTCATATATGCTAATATATTATTTTGTTTTCCCCTACTTTGAATTAATATGATCATCTTCTATGTGTTTTTAAAACGGTTATTGCTATGTCTGTTCCAGCTGCATCTTCCAATTCATAAGGTACATAACATAAAGTTTCACTATTTGTTAATTCTTCAATAATACCATCAATTGTCCCTGCAGCCATTGAAAATATTACAAGGGTTTTTGGATTTTTTAGAAAAAGAAAATCGCTATCATCAATTTTTATGGAATCACCTTCGATATAAAAAGCAACTAATTTATGTCCTGAAAAATCATGTTCAATTGCTATCATCTTTTAAAAATTACATGGTGAGCTAATAATATTCTACTATTTACATAAAAAGATGTAGAAGATCCTGTTATACATATACTATAATACTCTCTTTTAGAAGAAAAATCACTATTATCGGTACGTAAATAAACATTTGATACATCTAGATATATTAATTGTATTTTTTCTTTTTTGCCAATAATAATTTTTCCTTCAATAATACTAGCATTAGGTATATTTGACTTAGTATTAATCAAACTTGTCTGGTTTTTTTTGGTGTTTTTTCTTACGCTCATATTTTTTCTTATCTTTATAAGTTTTTTCAGTCATTTTCTTCTGAATATGATGCATTAATTCACCATCTTTCTTTTTTCTTCTTTTTTTCATAATTAAAAAGGATAGGGTTATAACCTTTACTTCAACCTATCGTAAAGTTTTTTATTGCTAGGTAATATTAGTTGACTTTAACGTATCAGGCACTCTGGCGGAATTGTTAGTAAACTAATAGCAATATCTATGTATCTCCATTCAGTTGTCTATATCTTTTATAGGTCAACCATAATACCGTTGTCCAAAGTAATGGTGAAAGTATTAATAAGAATGATGGTCCTTCAGTAAATATACGATAAAGTCCTATACCTATTATAGTACTTATAAGAAATAAATTAGAAACTACAAATGTAATATCATCTTGCTTAAAATATACAATTAAAATACTGATAATACCAAATGTTAATACTAGAAGTGATAGTAAAAGTGAACTTTCCATATTATTTAAATTTTGAAGGTTTGACCCAGACCTGATTAGTTACTGGATAGATTGTTTTTGATTTCTTTTTAATAGTTTTTTTACGATAGTAATTAGTAGTATTACCAAATACATCTCGTTCATGATCATTAGGTACATCTCTTTTATAAGATGTTCTACCATGCCATGCAATAAGAACACCGTCCTTATCATATTGTTTTTCTTCTAATTCTGATTCTATATCAGTAGGATCTACCACATAGAATTCATCTTGAACTTCTTTAATTATCAGTTCATGTTCTTCTTTAGTGGGTTTATATCCCTTAAAGATCATATCATGACATAATTGATTACCTATTTCACTCATTATTTTTGTTTTATCGATTAAAATATACTCCCCCAAGGTTGCACCCTGAAGCTTTCGCATTCGTCCGACTCTCTTGCCGTGGACAATGTCCTACAAAACAAGCGTGGCCTATACCTGCAATTGGAAGGGAGTAATAAGTATGAGAGATAAAAGCAGCATGTCAACTATTCAACTCCTTCTTTACAAAGGCATTTATTGCTGATGGCATCCTAAGCATTTCTGTCAGGACTCTTACTTTTCTAAAGTGATGTATCACCCACCACTACTCTCTCAATAAGTTATACCTGCCAGTTACCCTATACTGGATGTCTCAATCAGTGCGTCACGCGAACTCAATGCCTCGCTGTCTAATAACTCTTGACACATTCAAACAAACAACGCTCTTAGGTAGAGCTGTAATCTCGTGCTTCACCGCTCTCGCAGGTCACATCATACTGCTTGCTTGAAACAGGTTGTTGCATGTTTTCTGATTTTTATGCGGTTTATAATAACTCTTCTACGTATTCATCAAATGCTCCTTGAGTAAATACTCTGTTTGCACTTAATTGGTCGAACAACTGTCCCATGATGTGTATTACTTCTTCACGAGTATAACTGTCCTTGATAGAATGAGTGATGATGCAGTTGTTGGAGTCTAGTTTGGGAATATAAATAGGATTACAAATCACATCACCCGTTTGTAGTTTACTGTCTTTAGAATACTTTTCTCCTCTATTAATATTACTCTCATACTCCACATCAACCTCATCAAGACCATCTACTTTACAGTAATGCTCTATGAATGATTGTGAAGGTTGGGGTAACTCTTGAACTACACCTAAAGGTCTACTGATATTTATAACTAACTCAGGATCAGTTGTTGCGATGATCTTTCTGCATCCCATGCTACGTTGATTGAGAGACATCTCATCAAATTGTACAACTACGTTGCCATTTGCTGTTTCAATAACCCAATCATCAGTTTTAGGCTCTTCATCAGTTGTGATGTAGAGGTTATAAAAGGTCAATGCAGATCTTACCATTTTGGAACTACCTATTAAGTCAGGTCTAAACTGTAACTGTTTATCCCCAATTGAATTGTTAATTACAATTGAAGTTTGTCTATCCGTAGGTAACAGATGTGTTTTTGCTCTCTGTTTCATGATTAGGTAGGATTGCGAACAAGTTGTTCTTGATTTGTACGATTTTGAATAAGGTATAATAACTCATCTTCAGTCATAAATCTCCACTTGATAAACTTGGCGTTACCATCCTTATCCTTACCATTCTCATAGTTATTAAGTTTATCTATCAATTCTTGTTTAGAACCAATAAAATAGCACCAACCATCAGTTAACGCTGAGCAAAGACCGTATTTATCTGTACCTATTGTCAGTTGATAGACTATCTTCTTGACCCAAGTACATGCATATTGTACACGTTCTTCAATGTTTACATCATCACGAATGATGTATGCACCAATATTATACGCGTCACTTATGTTCTGTTGGGTAAATTCAATTACTGTGTTGCTTTTCATTTTATTTAGGTTTTAATGCATTTTCAAAATTTTGAGCATATTCTTCAGCTCTCTTTTGTATTTTAAAAGACATTGATCTAAAACATAATACTTCATTGACATAAACTCTGACATAAAAGTCTCCATTCATATCTGCCATTACTTTAGTGGTTATTGTAGGTGGTGTCATAATATTTTTTTTAGTGTGATGAAATAAATAGGAGAAGGGTTTTTACACCACATTCTCCTATCTGTTGTCAATAGCCCTGCTACTATTTATCTATAAACTCTGATTTGAATTCTCCTTCCATAGCTTTAAAGATCGTTACAAGATCAGTGATGGAGGTCATACATTCCGCAACTCTCGTAAGAGAATAATCTTTCTCCGCTAATCGAAGACCTTCGAGCTCTGCTTCTTTTTCTTCGATCTGTGATTCTACTTCCACGAGGTCTGCTTGCGCTTGCAATTTGGATCTTTTTCCGATCCGATCGATTACCTTTGCATCTTGTTGTTCCTTGTTCTTCAGTCTTTTCGTGTACTTCATTTTCTTTATTTTTAGTGATTTCTGTTTTTTCTAGTTTTAATAACTTTTTGAATGTGTTAAAAGTTATCCAATCATGTACATTATGTGCACCTTCTTTACCTTTACCTGCAGAATAATATTGTTCAGTATTTCGTCTTGCCCAAAAATGAGTATAACCCTGTTTTTTCTTAGGTGGGTATGAATCAGCATTTTTAAAAGAAGTTTTACATAGAATGATAAATTCATCCCAAGAGGCGTCTGAATAGGAGTTATTAATTGTAATTCCTACCAGTCCTTCTTTAAATCGTTCCAGAATGGAATGTTCAGATACATTTGGATATTTTTCAAAGAATGCATGAAAATGTTTATCCTGTAATACCTCATTCCAAAATAACTGTCCTTTAGAACTTTTCATGGGTCTGGTTTTTCAAGTAACTTAATAAGTTCTTCTTTTGATAGTTTCTTCAGTTTATCTGCTTCTGATTCAATACCAATAGCATCTTTCAATGCTTCATTACCTGATTCCATAGTAGCTTCAAGTATCTCTTTTCTAAGAAATCTTGTTACATCATGTGGAATCTCTTTAGCATTCTCATCACCTGCTATGAACTCTCCTACAGAACCACCTGCTATTATCAATAGCATGTCATTTCTGTCAGGTATAAATGCCCATACACTCCAAGCAAAAAAGGCCAAAGGAGCAAATATCCAGAACATCTTTCTAACAACAGGAACTCCTGAACTATCTTCATCCAAACCTGATATTATCCATATTAAAAAACATAATCCTGCAATCAATGAAAATATTATTGCTAGAGTTTTAAATGTAAATGAGATCTTAGATGCTAATGCGAATAAATAAAATATTAAATACCAATTCATTTTGTTTAATTTTAGATTGTTTGTCGTTCTATACTTACTACACTTTAATCCTCTCCTTACGGCATGAGGCTACGGATGTCCTGTTGGACTAAACTTTGGCAAGTTCTGTAATCAGACAGTATAAAACTTTTTCAGTTATGAATATTCTTATGAAACTCTATTGTTTCTCGAATAAGTTCTTTAAATCCATTGATTCTTGCTCTACTCTCTTCTGTTTGAAAGAAGAAGGTTGCTGAAATAGATCTTGGGGATTCTTTCCAAACAAAAGAATGTAATTGCAAATTACTATTAATAATTTGAGAGACACCCATGTTATGAAGCAGGCCTGGAAGACCTGAATAATCTTTGGGCCTGTTTGTGACCGCTTTTTTGATTTTAAATGCAAAACCTTTCATTTTAATGATTTTTGTGTTAATATAGTGGTGTTATTGTTTCAAAGGAAAAAAGAGAGTGGCACTTAACCAACAAAACCTATGACACAAAAAATAGTGCCACTCTCTAAACTCTGGTTGTTTAAACTGCTTACGCAGCTAAGTTGCGACCCGAGTGTAAGTTAAAAGAAGAATCCATCGTGAGTCTCTCTAAGTCGGAGATCTTATCACTTAACTATTCTCTCCCAAGAATAGAATCCGTTCACAACCTTAAGGGTTTTAATTAATTTGAATGTGAAATTACTTTTTCATAGCTATACAGTTATAATTCAGGTCTTCAAACCTTTATCAGAGAGCTGTATATGGAGTACTATTTATAGTATGGATTTTTTCTATAGTCTCAATGGAGTTCTTTATCTTTTATATATTCTTAAATGTCTAATTGTTATCTTTAGATCAAATGAAACAGTAGTACTCTGTATGGAAGCATAAGCATGAATCTTATGATATGCATAAATAGAATCATCATGTTTTACTACACACATTCGTTTAATATACATTATTTCAAATCCTAAAGGATGTTGTGTACTACCAAATGCCTGTATCAATCTAGCAGATTTAAGTCTTTTTAATTCAAGAAGACTAAATGGCATTATATGTATATACTGTTGCATTACCTTGGATAAGTTGAAAGATTTTTAATAGAAAGTGTCTTACCTCTTAGATCTACTAAGCTTCTCTGTTGTGCCCATCGTACATAATTATATACTACTGAATCTTCATTTGATTTCTTTAATATATGATAAGTTGAAGCATTTTTAAATGTAGTTTTAAAAGGAAATTCTTTCCCAAATTCACCTGTAAAATGTAGTAAACGTCCTCCTGTTAAAGAACAGAGAACATCTCCTATAGGTATTCGAAGAAGATTTACATTATATGTAGTATATTTCATAGAGGTGGATATTTAAGCCAATGAGTAATTCTTTGATTGGATACATCAAATGTACCTGATTGTTTTTCTTCATTATATTTATATCCTGCTAGAAACGCATTGATATTATTAAATGAAGTTCTTGTCTTGACAATATATTTACCTGATCTTTTAGGTATATCATCTTCAATATTTATCCATCTCATTTTTTAAATACACTTATATTTCTAAACATAATGAAAGGTGCTGCAAATGCTAGATGTTTTCTATCATGAGCCCATTGAATTTTACTAGGGGTCAAAGGTAATTTTCCTTTTACTAGATATATAGTAGTAGGTTTTCTTACCTTTATATAATCTTCGTCATGTATTATACGTGTATAATTATCACTTACACAATATAAGATATGAGTTATCTTACTATATTTTCTAATAAATATCATCTTTTGAATAATTTAATATTATTGAATGGTATGACCTTTGCAATTAAATTATGGAGTGACCTTTCTAATAACCAATCTATTTTTGATGAAGGAAATCTAGGACGTAGAGTTGAACCATGTACTACACTAAAAGTATGTGGGTTCTTTTGTCTGAACCGTTCTTGTACTTTACTATAGTTATCAGCATGTGATGCCAGATAATTTGTCTCATGAGATACTTTGTTGATAAATATCATGGTAAATATATTATACACATGATTGCAAGAAATATTATTGATATAAATCCTGTTGCAGCTATTATTACTCTTTTAAAAGTTACATCTCTGTTGAATATATCAATATTATTATATATACGATATTCTTCTCTTAAAAGATAAAGAGCAAGTACTACTATTATTATAAAGAATGTTATCATGATCATTGATTTTAGAGAACAGTGACCCGCTATTAAGCAAGGCCACCGTTCAAAGTATTATTAATGGTTTGGACAATCAGGTTGAGCAATTTGACCACATTCTATACAGAAATGTGGATCAGTCATTGTTCTTGGTTTCATTGGCACATAAGAATAAATATTATCCTCTACTGTGAATGCCTGTTCTGCTGTTTTGTTTGAAATTACCACTGCTTGTGGAAATACAGTAAGAATCATATTCATTGTGTTATAGTTAATGTCCTTATTGACCTTAACAAGAATATCCATCTTAAATCCATTTACTACAAGAGTTTCAATGGTTGTTGTTTCATCATATTCTTTAAGAATATCATGAATAGCAGTAGTAGTAACCTGTGCTAATGCAATACAGGCTAATTTATTATTAGTACCTGCAATTTCTGCAAATTTGTCTGGAAATATTTGAATTAAATGTTTCATTGTATCTGTTTTTTGTGTTAAGTACGGAGAAAGGAATCGATACCTTTATAATATCCTGTCATCGCATCAAGATAATGTTTTACTTAAACTACTCCATATATCATACTAATTCAGGTGTTGGAATATCCAAACCTTCTTCAATCAATTGAACATTGACACAATTCTCTTGAGCTGTGTGTCTTTCAATTTTTCTAAATCTTTTGGGATCATTATAGACAGGTCCAGGATCAGTAATATGACCACAGGTACATCTTGTACCAAGAGTACTTGTTAATCCTACATTGATCTCATATTCTCCACATTCAATACATGCGGCTGCATCTATAATAGTGTATATCTCTCCTTTAATAGGACTACCAGCTACACCATATTTATCTACAGTTGAGGTATCAATACACACTATTTCATCACCTATTTTCATGAGCTATACTTTAGTTAATTTAGCAAGAGCTTCCATTGCTTGCTTATCGTTACCGTAATAATTATTCTTCTTGAGATGTCTGGTCAATCTTCTGATCTTGTTATTGACTGTGGATTGTTTAGTATTTGTCTGAAGTTTCATGTTATAGGTTTTAATAGTTTGAGTTTAAAAATATTTCAGAGAGTCCTGCCTCTCTCCTAGTCTTACTTGCACAACGTAAGTCTTACCTGCAGCCTTTCTACAGATCTCTATGCTTCATCGGGTGTTAAACCTCCACACTTAGTATTTTCATATAAATAGGTGCTTCTATCTTCTATGAGGTTCAGTTTTCTTCAGTTGTTCATAATTATAGCATCCTAGACAGGTAGGACAAAGTTCTCTCTTAACTATTTTATGAGAACTCTTAATACGGGTTATATTGCCAATGGTGTATTATTATATCCATTAACTCATTCACTCCTTGATATTCCATCATGATCTCTATCATCCAACGAGTGACTATTGGATAATTGGGAGACCATAAAGATTAATAATAGCAACTATCATTACTGGTAGTATTTTGCAGAGAACCCATCCTGTTAAGGACCAAACTCACTATTAATGGAACTAGTCCACATGCTTCGGTTGATAGAAGCTGTGGCTAGTATAGTTATCCTCAAGGTAGTCGATCACCTTGATAATCCACGTATCTTCAATCCACATTGGAGAGAGGTAGTGGTCACGTAATTCTTGAGAACCTAGGTCTTTACCAGTAGCTATTTGAAAACCAACAGTATCAAACCAGTTATAGATATGTCCACCATACTTCTTAGGGTGAACAGGTACACCTAAAAGGGTACAAATTTCTTCATCAAGCTTGTTTAACGACTGTGCTTGACCATCAGTCTTTTTGAATAATTTAAAACAACTTGGCATGTTTTCTTGTTTTTTGAACGGTTATTTGTATGTTTGTAATGGGATAGCGTACATCAAAGAGGTGTAATTAAGATAATTATACCTCAATGATGCTTATACGCTTTCCTATAAAAGGCTATTAATCTATGAAGCAGTGCATTTAGAATGATACTGCTTGAATGTCTGAGGGCGAGGATAGTAAATGATCCACCCATCCCTCAACATTGACGTCCTTATCTCTAAGTAATTCTTCTACGAATAACTCTGGAGTAACATTGATGTCTTCTACCATTGGATTAGTTCTAATTAATTAATACTTAATGAGTTATGCCTAATATATACTCTCTATCACTGTGTGTAAGGGCCTTAAAAAAGAAGAGGGCTAACAGCCCCCTTCTTGCATGTAAGGCAAGTGACTACCAAAGGTAGTATCCTTACACCGTAATTTCGCCAGCTTTGACAAGTGTATCCACTTCAGTCAAGAAGCCAGTAAGCGCCTGTCGTAAGCCCGACTTAGACAGACGAACTCTCTGAATGAGACCGCTCTCAGCGTTTGAATACTCAGATACGAGTTTCTTGCCAAGGGTAACAGTGGCCCAATCTATTTCGATTGGGAACTCATGTGCCAACCCTGCGGCAACAACAGATCTACCAAGATGTTCAACTTCTTCGGGAGAGCTGCCAAAACTTTCAAGAATTTCTTCCATAATTTCGTCTTGAGCGTCTCGATCAATACGCAAAGTGAATTGGGCATCAAGCTCAACTTCAACAGTGCCATCATCTGTGTCTTCTTCAGACATAATGATGTGACCGCCTGAGAATAGGAAGGCGTCAAACTCTTTACCGTCTCTCTCGCGTGTCCAGGTTGCTGGATTAACGCGGCAATTAAATGTTTTTTTGTCCATGACAATTTCCTTATATTTACCCCAAAAGTTAGATTATACATAGTTTGCGAATGGGGGGGTTTCCCACCGCAAAACATAGCCCCAGTTTGATTAGAGGTACTCTCTCAAATAGGACACATGGTAAAATTTTTTAAAAAATATTAAAATAAATTTGGATATGTCAATAATTATTCGTATGTTTGTACTGGTCAGTTAGAGATCACCTGACGATAAAGAAAGAAATCTTACACTTCAAGAGACACTTGTTGGATCAGATAGTTGAACTCAAAAAATCTATAAAGGGTTATGGTTAGATTTTTTGACTCGCAATAATCGAGTGTTTTTTCAGGTGACTCCAAAAAAGCTAGGGGGAAGGGGCTTTAGAAGATTAATGATTAAGGATTAATAGTTAATAATTAAAAGAGGAAACAATGTGTGAATGTAAAGAGATGTGTGTATGTGCAGCAGACTGTACATGTACCTGTGTACAGTGTAGTTGTAAATAGATGGTAAGCTATTGTAATAGGTGCTCAACGACAGTTGCGTTAAAGAACCTCAGAGAGATTTCTTGGAAGGTGTTTAAGGGTAATTGTAGTATATGTGCATCTATTATAATAGTGTATAAAAAGTAAATTTGGATAATTCAATTTTTTTTTGTATATTAGATGTATGAGGCAAACGGTTAAGATAGATACGGAGAGGGAAAGATTTTATCGACAGTATATAGAGTTGTTGAAGAATCTACCGCCTCTTAATAGACTTTCGAATAAGGATTGTAATATTCTTGCGGAGTTTATGCGTATGAATGAAGAGTTAAGTGGTTCTTTTAAGGAGAAGGAAGATCCTAAGAAATGGGAATTGTTGTTTTCTTCTTCTATTAGGAAGGAGATAAGAGAGCGAGCTGGTGTAACAGAAGCTAGTTTTAATAATTCTTTGAGTGTACTGAGGAAGGTACATATAATTAAAGGGAACACTTTGTCGAAGGCTTTTGTTATTTATCCTTCGGCAGTAAATAAGGTAAGTTTTGAATTTAGACTCAAGAAAAGTACTGGAGTACTCGTTTCAGAGAACCTCAATGGAGGAGCTGATAGCGTTAAAGAGTATGATGAGATTGGCACTGGAGACGTATCAGGAGGAGTTTCCTGATACTACTTGGAAGATCAAGCTCAATAAGAAGAAATTAAGGTTACATATTAGTGTAAGTATAAATGACGGAGACGGAGTTGATATTGAAGGACGTTTCTTTGAGGACAGGAGTTCCGTATAAGATAGTTAAGAGGATATGGCAGAGGCAATGGGAATTGGTGAGATTGACCATATCGAAGGGAGATCGTAATGATCCAGTAACTATGGGAGAGGTCTATGTTAAGGGAATAGGAAGATTTAAACCATGCAATGGGAAAGTTAGAAGAAATATTAAGCGGGTGGAAGAACCTGATAAAGAAGGACCCTCTGGTAGAGATTGAGGCAAAAAGGAGAGCAAAGATATGTTCTGACTGCCCATCTGCTAGAGTTAAGGTAGGAGTTTTAAAATGTAATGAATGTGGATGTCCACTTGCTGCTAAGACAAGAAGTATGGGAAGTGAATGTCCTTTAAAGAAATGGTGATATGTGGTTAACATTGAATGTTTGGGAAAACGAATTGGAGCCAGAGGATATCATTATGGGAGTAGATGATATTATTGATTATTTAATAGCAAATGAAGAGGCTAACATTAGAGGTAGATTATCAGGTGGGAGACCTGGTGTTCTTGAGAATGTCGCAGGGAGATCCCGAGAGGGGGATGGTTCTGGCGATAATAGTTCCAGGGGACGGGGACTGTGAGTATCTGGTCAGATGGGAGAATATGAATACTGTGCAACATGCTGGTATTGAGTTATCGACCGATAAACCGATGTTTTAATGGAATATATGGAACATGCTGTCGAGGAGGACAGAATAATGCCTGTAGCTCTTAGCTTTGCAAACCATCGATTGGATGGTGAGACCTTTGAAGAATATAGATTTCGAAGGGCCTATATGAAGCAGGAGATCAAGCATTATAAGAAAGGGAGACTTGTATGGGATCCGTACAGGTATGGTATTACACGTGGAATTAGTTATTTGAAAAATGAAAAATAAGAGTGGATTTACACCTAAGAATGGAAATATTCTTTGTAAGATGGAATTGATCACGACCACCAAGGGTGGTATTAGTTTAGGAGAGGCAATGTACAATCCTTATGTTAAGATCGTAGAGGTTGCTGATTCTGTTAAGGGATATGAGGCAGGAGATGTAGGATTGATGGTGGCAGGTATTGTGCCTTCCCCTATTCTTGGATTGGATGATGAGATATACTTTCTTTTGAAGGAGTATGATTTCTCTGGTTCATATGCGGAATATCCTTCTGTAGATCAGATCCAGACGACACTGTCCAGGGAGTTCAATAAGAAGATCGAAAGAGACCTCACCATGCATATAGGTGATATGGCAGAGAAGGCCAAGGAAGCTTTTAATAAGAGTGTGAAGGTTAAGACAATTGATCCTAGTAAGGCAGAACTACCTAGCTAATGGAGTTATTTCGCATGGAAGATGGTGCAGTTGTTTGGACTCCAGAGGCACTGGCTATTAAAGAATTCAAAGCTATCTGGGGAAAGAACCGCTCTAAGGAGAAGGCCTTTCAGGAGATGAGCTATGTTTATTTCATGGAAGATCTTCGCTCTCCATATATGCAGGAGCATAAGAGTGAGAGGGAGGAAAAGGTAATTAGATCGATCTTTGGAGGCAAGGAGTGGACGGCAGATAAAAGAGTAAGGGCTGCTAGAGATGTCTATAGGGATCTACAGAGAACACGTTCTATGGCCCTATTGGAGGGAGCATGGGACAATTTAGATGATCTCGCTAAGTTTCTCAAGTCTATTGAGTATAATGAGCGGGATGTCAATGGTAAGTATATTAATGATGTCGCCAAGGTAAAGGGTGTTATCGCAGCACTTCCTCAACTGGTTGCTTCTATGAAGAAGCTGGAAGAGGAGGTTAGGAAAGAGCTTGCCGATGAGGGGTCTTTGAGAGGTGGACGTCAAAAAGGATTTTTTGAAGATGCAGATTAACGGAGGAGAAGAATTTGAATACCTGGGGCTGAACAGCCTGGCAGTTAAGATCTTGAATCATATCGGTGATAAAGAGGTTAATATAGAGTTGTCAACACAGGAGAGAAAAGAGGTGATGAAGGATATGAATTATTATACGTATACTTTTTCAGCTCCAAAGACAGGAGAGTATGAACTTATTGGACCGAATGGAATTGGTATAAGACTTCATGGACGAGAAGAAGTTACAACAGGAAATTGATCAGACCATCTTGGATATTCCTATACTGGATTATCTGACAAAGCTGGATAGACCAAGGGCCAAAGAACTGGAAAGAGACAGTAAGGGTCGGGTGATAGTAGATATCACTCGGCCTCATATATTGGAGGATATTGATTATTTTAGGGAAGCAGCATTGCATTTTCAGAAGCATGATTGCTATACGTTTCTTTATCCTAACCCACAGGAGAGCTCAGATTATATGAAGTTCTGGAAGGAAGAGATGAGAAGGTGTACCGAGGGGTATGTGAGACCTTCTGATGGAGAGTGGGTATCAGGTTATTTTTATTGGTATTTGAATTACTGCACTATTCTTGTGAATGTGGAGATCGAATCACACGAGGATTCCAATCTGAAGAGAGCGGAACGTAAGCGTGAATTTCCTCATTTTTGGGATAGTGATTATTTATATTTTCATTATATAGAACAAGCAGAGCAGCGTGGTCTACATTGCTCTGTATTGAAGACCAGAGGTAGAGGGTACTCTTTTAAGGGTGCTGCTGTACTATCAAGGAACTTCTTTATGATCTCAGAGTCTAAGAGTTATGCTATTGCTTCGGAGGATTCCTACCTACGAGGTGATGCGATTCTGGATAAGACCTGGGATATTATGGATTTTGTTGATGAACACACACCGTGGAAGAAGGCTAGGGAGGAGAAGGATACATCTCATCACAGAAAAGCTTCGTATAAGGATCCCAACACTAAGATCGTAAAAGGATACAAGTCTGAGATCATAGGGATAACCCTGAAGAATCAACCCGAGAGGGCCAGAGGGAAAAGGGGAAAGATAATCATGTTTGAGGAATCTGGTAAATTCCCTAACCTACTTACGGCCTGGGCCATTGCACGACCGTCCATGGAGGATGGTAACTATACATTCGGTACTATGGTAGCATTCGGTACAGGTGGTACTGAGGGGGCTGACTTTGATGGTATCAGAACATTGTTTGAACAGCCAGAAGGTTATAGGGTGTATGGTATAAAGAATGTGTTTGATAGAGGAGATAAGACCACATCCAATTGTGGATGGTATTGTGGAGAGTACTTTAATAGGAAGGGATACTATGATGAGAATGGTAATTCAGATGTTATAGGTGCACTCAAAGAGTTACTGATAGAGAGGGACAAGGTGAGGAGAAATACCACTGATCCCAATGCAATGATACAGGAGAAGGCGGATAGATCCATCACTCCTGAGGAAGCAGTAATGAAGAGAGAGGGTTCTATCTTTCCAGTAGAGGATCTGAAGGTACAGAAGAGTGAGATACTTACTAAGCCAGCTAGATTCGATGATGCCCTGTTCAGGGTAGAGCTTATTAATAAGGAGGGACGTATTGAGACCAGATTGGCTGAACATCCTCCTGTCAAGCAGTTTCCGATCCGAGAGAACTATGGATTGGTGGGGTGTGTAGAGATACGGGAACATCCTATAAATCATGGTATAGATGTACCTTATGGTATCTATATAGCAGGGGTTGACCCCTATGATGATGATATGTCTACTACCAATTCACTTGGTTCATGTGTTATAATGAATAGGTTGACTGGACGTATAGTGGCAGAATATACTGGTAGACCAGCTACTGCTGAGAAATTCTATGAGGTAGTGTATAGGATGTTGAAGTATTATAATGCCAGGTGTAATTATGAGAATAATAAGAAGGGCATGTTCTCTTATTTTGATAAGAAGAATGCTTTGTATCTATTGACCGATACTCCTCAGATATTGAAGGATATGCAGATCGTCAAAGGAGCAACCTTCGGAAACACTGCAAAGGGTACACATACTACTAAAGAGGTCAATAACTGGAGAAATTCCCTTATCAAGTCATGGCTCCTGTCAGATTATTATGGCGAAGGAGGAGAGGACAAGATGACCTTACATCATCTGTGGAACATAGCTATGGTCCAAGAGCTGATCGACTTCAGACCAGATGAGGGGAACTATGATAGGATATCTGCACTGGGAATGGTATTGATCCTTAGAGAGGACATGCACAGAGTGAGGGTAGAACGAGAAGCTAAAACCTATCCAAAGTTCTTTGATAGCCGACCATCCGTTAGAGGAAACCGCTATCTACGTAAAGAGAAAAGTGAGAAAAAACCTTTCATTCCTTTGCACTTAAGGAATAAATAATGTTATATTTGTTAAATGGGACTAACTGAATCAGGCTTAAGCGGGTTTCCTTCACAGAAGAAATCATTAGCTGCCAAGAACAAAAAATGGAGAGAGAAATGTGTAGAGTCAGCTATTGACCACGCATTCTCTGCAGGTGAATTCAAGACAACTCTGAAGGAGATGCGCACCAATATCAATATGTATAATAATCATGTTGATAAGAAGGAGATGATGGAATTCTGTGATCCATTTTCATTAGGAGATGATTCATTTCCAATTGAACCTAGAAACTATCCGATCGCTGCACCTAAGATCAATCTCCTTGTAGGAGAGGAGGCCAAGAGACGCTCTGACCTAAGGGTGAGGGTTATCAATGACGATGCCATCTCTGATAAGGAGAAAGAGATAAAGAAGGTATATACACAGGCAATGCAGCAGATCATTCAAGGTGAGGGGCAGTCTCAGCAGGATATAGAACAGAAACTGCAGGAACTGGACAAATGGAGAAAGTATGAGTACCAGGATATGAGAGAGCGTAGAGCTACCTTTCTACTGGAACACATTAAGGAACAGGAGGGTGTTGATAGGAAATTCAATGCTGGGTTCTTAGATGCATTACTTACTGGTGTTGAGATATATGCAGTTGATGTAGTGGCTGGTGAGCCAGTGATGAGGAAATGTAACCCTACTAATATAAAGGTTATCCGCTCATCTGAAACACACAATATCGAAGATTCTGATATTATTCTGGAGTATGCCTACTATTCCCCTGGTAAGGTCATTGATATGTTTCATGATCATCTTACTCCCACGCAGGTCAAATTGATCGAGCAGGGTAAGACCAAAGGTGAGGAGTATTCCAATAAAGAGGGTATTAATATAGGACATAAGGAAGATGACCTTCCATCAGGAATTCATCTGGTAGATGCTGGAGACGGAAAATTCATAGCTGACACAGAGTTGACAGAGAATAGTTTCTACTTACCAGACTACAGTGAAGATGGTTCAATGCTCGTAACACGGGTAGCTTGGCGATCTTTTCAAAAGGTAGGAAAGTTAAAGTACTATGATCCACAGACAGGATTACCACAATATGAGCTGGTCTCAGAGCTTAGAGAGGCTGATACTTCTCTTGGTGAGGAGATCGATTGGTACTGGGTAACTGACTGGTGGGAAGGTACACGGATAGGTAAGGAGATATATGTGAAGATGCAAAGCTTCCCAGTTAAGGCCTTTTCTATGACCAATCCATCTATTTCACAATGTCCTTATGTAGGTACTGCCTATGCTGTAAATGATCAGCAGGTGGTCTCTTTGATGGGACGTATGAAACCTTATCAATATTTATATAATGCCTTCATGTGGAAAACGCAGGAGGCATTTGCTAAATATAAAGGGGTGATAGGATCCATTGACCTTGCAAGAACTCCTGATGGTTGGGAGTTTGAGGATGTACTTTATTATGCAGAACGTATGGGCTGGATGGTAGAGGATTCTTTTAAGGAGGGAGATAAAGGTGCTGCCACAGGTAAGATGGCTGGTAATCTACCTTCTAGACAATCACCTATGAACTTTGATATGTCTGGTTATATCCAGCAGAATATCGCCATGCTCAACTTCTTGAAGAATGAGATGGGTGAGATATCTGGTGTATCGAAGCAAAGAGAGGGAGCTATTGAACAAAGAGAGCTTGTAGGTAATGTTGATAGAGCTGTAACACAGTCCTCTCATATTACTGAAATGTATTTCTCCATTCATGAGGATATTAAAAAGAGAGCACTGACAGCATTGTTAGAGGCTTCTAAATATGCTTATAGAGGAGATAAGAAGAAAGTACAACATGTATTGGATGATATGTCTGTAGAGATATTTGAGATAGATGGGGATGAGTTCAGAGAACTTGACTTCGATATCGCAGTATCTAATAACAGAATTGATTCTGAAATATATCAACAGTTCATGAATCTTGCTCAAGCAGGACTTCAGAATGATAAGTTGAACTTCAGTCAATTGATGTCTATCATGACTGATAAATCTATCTCATCGATCAGACGTAAGATAGAGACTGCTGAGGAGGATGCACAGAGAAGACAACAACAGGCTGCTCAACAGGAACAACAGGCAAGAGCTGCGGAGCAGGAACAAGCTATCCAGGCAAAGGCCACAGAACAAGAACGTGAACTTCAATCCAATCTGATTCTAGAAGAGAAGAAGCAGTTACATGAAAAGGAATTGAAGTTGATGGAATATGAGAAAGAGGTCGCCCTTAAGCAGCTGGAAGCAGCTCTTACAGGTGATACAGAAGGACTTGAGAAGCTCAAACTAGAGTTGGAAGAAAGACAACAGGAGCTAGATCGAGGACATGAGGCGCGGGAAAATGAAAAAGATCGAGTAATTGATCGATTGGACATAGCCTCTAAAGAGAGGACCGCGAAAGCCAGGAAACCGTCCCCTACAGCAAAGTAAAATGCTATGAGGGAACTGAAAAAGTTTGAAAGATTATTTCGAATTTTCTTGGATAATAACATTATATTGTCTAATTTCGTACGTTAGAGATGGAAAACAACAAAGAAGAAAGTCTTTTTGGTACATTTAATCTTAGTGACGACTCCCTTATAGAGGTGGGTCCGACAGGTGAAGTGATTCCAGAAGGTACTCCGAAAGGAGAAGATGAAACAGATAAACCTGATACAGTTATTGATACAGGAAAATTAGAAGTATCGCCTACAGGTGAAGTAACAGGAGAAGTAAAGACAGAAGAGTCGCAGACAGGAGTTGAAGATGAACCTTCCTCTACAAGCACTCTCTCTTCTCCATCCGACCCGCTTAAATTGTTTGCCTCGGTGCTTCAAGAGGAAGGCGTTATTACAACTGATGCTGACAAGTTGGAAGGACTTAATGGTCCTTCTGACCTTGTCGGTCTCATTCAAGAGACGATCAAGCAGAATGAATTTGCTGATCTCCCACCCGAAGTTAAATTAATGGTTGAGGATTATAGACAAGGAGTACCTTCCGAGGTTCTTCGAGAATATAACAATCAAAAATTACGTTTGGATAATCTGGACGATGCCCGCTTTTTACCAGCCGATGAGGATGATGATGAGCAGACATCTATGAAAGAACAGGCCCGCCAAACGATAATTGAGAAATCATTTGTTGCTACAGGGATGAATCAAGAAAGGGCTACAAAACTTGCTAAACGATCTGTTGAGCTAGGAGATGATATCGAAGATGTTAAACAGGCTTTAGTTGATCTAAGGGCTGTTAATGAACGATTCATGGAAACTGAACGACAGAATGCACAGGCAAGTAAACAGAAGTTACAGGATGATCTTAACAGTATTGAAAAGAAAATTCTGAAAACAGAAGAAATTCTTCCTGGAATGACAGTTCCAGAGAAGACAAGAAAAATGTTATTTGATCAAATGACTCGACCAATAGCATCGACTGAGCAAGGCCCAGTTTATGCTGCACAACAGGTTCGCGAAAAAGATCCGATAGCTTTTGATCTCAAGCTGCATTATCTGATCTCACTTGGAGTGTTTGATGATAACCCTGACCTATCAGTGTTTGGTCGGACCAAGAGAAGTAAAAAGGTAGACGATTTCACCAAAAGTCTTGGTAGTTCGAAATCTACTAGTTTCGGAGGAGGCAGCAGTACCCCCCGAATACACAGTAACGTGGACGATACGTTGCTCAAGTCACTGGATAATCTTTAACTAAACCCATTTAAAAGATGCCACAACTTTCCCCATTTCAGATGACGGAGGCTCAACATTGGGCTGGTCTCACGACCACAAACCATTTGGGGGCAATTTATCAAGCCGCCCCTCAAAAAGCTTCTAATCTGATGCGAAGGATCTATACCTCAAACTTTGGTATGGACCTCGATAGTTATTTGTCACAGATTCCTTACAAAGTAATGGAAACTGATGATGATTTTACCTGGGAACTTATTGGTTCTGGGAAGAAAAATGTTAAATTGATTCAAGCAGAAATCACTGCTGGTACACCTGTTGCGGCAGGAGACCAGCCTGGTCTTGCTTTGGCTCGCTTTGATATGATCTTCGCTGAACAATGGTTCACAGATGTTCACACCATTGTTGGTGAGAAAAATGAAGTATATCAACTTAGAATTGTATCCGACCCAGTCCCTGATGGACTTAACTGGAGATATACTGTAGAATTGGTCTCTGGTGACCTTACCGCTTTTGTTCCTGTAGAGGAACTTGCCCCTGGCAAAAGATGGAGCCGTGAGTGGTCACTTGTTGAACCTACCCTTTCCAAGAAAGGTGGTGGAATCAACTTCGAAAGTCCATTCACAATGAGAAACGCTTTCTCAATGATCCGTATGCAACATACTACCGCTGGTAATATGCTGAATCGACCATTTGCGACTAAGTGGCAATCTCGTGGTGAGGACGGAGAATTGGTTACTCATACCACTTGGACACAACATGAGGACTACGTTTTCGACTGGCAGTTCCGTCAGGAGAAGAATAAGCTTATGTATTATGCCCGATCAAACAAGTCTGCGAACGGTGAGTACTTTAATGTTGGAAACTCTGGACACATCCTTAAGCAGGGTGCTGGTATCAGGGAGCAGATGGAAGCGTCTAATACGTCTTTCTACAGCACGTTCAACATTGATTACCTGACAGAGGTCCTTGTTGACCTTTCAGAAGGTAAGTTACCTACTGATGATCGTCACTTCGTACTTCGTACAGGTGAGCGAGGAGCTATTCAGTTCCACAAAGCACTTGAAGATCAATCACAATTGTTTACACCACTACGAAACGAAGATCGTATGTTCAGAGCCTCTAACAGCATTGCTGATCTAGGTTTAGGATACGGAGGACAGTTCGTAGAGTACAGAGGACCTAACAATGTCAAAGTTACTTTGATGGTTGATTCTATGTATGACGATCGTGAGCGTAACAAGTTGTACCACCCAGATGGTGGTGTAGCAGAGTCTTACCGTTACGATATCATGGATATCGGTACAACTAATGGTGAGCCTAACATTCAGAAGTTCTACGTAAGTGGATCTGAGGACATTATGGGATATATTCCTGGTCTTCGTAATCCATTCTCATCTTCTGGTGAGAGAAGTCAGAACCTAATGGCTATGCCTACTGATGGTTATCAAGTACACAGGGCTACAGTATGTGGAGTTGCAGTTTATGATCCTTCAAGGACTGCATCATTGATTCCAAGTATTTTAGCATAATTGATTTAATTTAAATAGAATGAGCAAAACGGATGGAAAAACAGAGACGGCTACATTTACTCTTCCTAATAGGAAGGTGAAGGTTGTCCCGATCAAGAGGAGAAAAGGACTGGTTCCGCCAGAACATGAGGCGAGCTTCCTATTTAAAGAATCATATTTCGAAGTTTGCGTCCCGCAAGATCAGTACGGACGCTTAAAAGATCCATTATCACCTGAAGAGCGGGCTTTCCTAGAAAGTCCCGCCTCAGGTTTGGATTTTTATCCAGGCGAACTATTAGCTACTAAGAAGAATAGTTACTGGTTAACGAAAGCAGGTAAGGTTAAATTGAAGAATGAGATCTTGTATCTCGATCTTAGCCGAGCTGATGATTTTATGAAGTATAAGATTCTACTGGCAAACCCAGATAGAGTTGCACCTTCAGCAGATGTTATGACACATAAGCTTACTTATAAGTTTGCTATTGTTGATGTTGATCACGAGACACGTCAGCAAGTTAATGAGTTAGACATCAAGTTACGAGCATATACAGCGTATGGTGCTGTTCAGAATGATTCTAAGAAACTTAGACATATTCTTATGGTTGCAAAAGGAATTCGGGTGGCACGTACATCCAAACTAGGATTCTTGCAAGCTGAGATGAATAAGATCCTTAATTCTGAACCTGAGACCTTTTTGAATACTATCAATGATAAGAACCTTGAAACCAAGATTCTGATCGAAGAGGCTATTCAAGCTAAAGCTCTTAAGAAAGATGGAATTGCCTATGCTACTCCAGGCGGAGATGACATAGGAAGAAATGTAACTGAGGCTATCGAGTTTCTTAACAATCCTAAGAATCAGGATATAAGAATAGTGATCGAGAACCGCGTTGACGAATATATGAGTGACTAATGACACCAGCAGAATTTAAAGAGTACGTAGAAATTACATATGATTCTATTGCGAACTCTGCAGCCCCTGGCTACGAGGATGATGAGATAAATCTCTTTCTGAATCGTGCCCAGGAGCGCTTCTGCAAGTCGTTATATAATGCTGATTCTAACCCACCGAGAGTGGGTTTTGAAGAATCTGAGAAACGATCTAAGGACATATCTGAGCTATTGAGATTCAATACCATATCAACCTCAACAGCTGGAAACCATCCTGATTCCAGACTTGTACCACTTCCAGAAGGATTGTGGTGGGTAGTAAAGGAAGAGGCCAATATCACCTATACAGATCCTTGTACAGAAATAGAGACCACTGACAGGATCCCTGTCAAGCCAGTAAGAATGGATTTCTATAATGCCAATATAAAGAACCCTTACAAGAAGCCTGACAAGACCCTGGTCTGGAGAATGGACTTCAGTAAGGTAGATCCTGACGATGCTCTGTCTGCTACCAACTTAAAACAACATGAGCTGGTACTAGGAGATACTCTCACTCTCAGTGATTACTATCTCACTTATGTAAAATATCCAAAAGCTATTGATGTGTCTGATCCTACAGATGGTCATTGTGAACTTGATCCAGGAACACATAGAGCAATAGCGGATATGGCTGTCCAATTGATGTTGGAAGCCGCAAGACAGGAGAGACTGAAGACCAATCTCTCTTTAGATCAAAAAATTATTGAATAATCTAAAAATTTAACTAATGGCATTAGCAGAAAAAATAACAAGTAAGAATTTCAAGCCAGGAAAAGGGAACGATCGTTTCCGAGTCTACTCTAAGCAGTTCAATGCTCTTGTAGATGCGGTATTGGAATTAGAACCGTCTGACGGGAATCTTGTAGCTAGTAGTATTAAGATATCAGACACGGTCACTCAGTATACAGTAGATGTAACATTGGGTGCAGATGTAATAGTAGGTACGGCAGCAGGTGATCTGGGACACGCAAGTGGAGCAGAACTGGTAGCAGCAGGAGGAGCAGGAACTGCTCTACAGTTTGTGAACGCGGTACTGATCTATGATTATGACACAGCAGCCTATACTGGTGGAGCAGGAGATGACCTTACGGTCTATATCAACTCTGTAGCAGTATCAGGTGCGATCGCAACTGCTGACCTTATTACTAAGGCAGGAGATACAGTGATCAATTTGAGCGCATTGACAACTGACCATGTGTTAGGAGTTAATTCTAATATCAATCTTGCTTCAACAGCAGTTACACAACCTGGAACTGCAGCAGGAGTAATCAGAGCTAAGGTAACTTACCGAGTAATTACTACAGGTCTGTAAGAAATAAGTAATTCCCCGCTTTAAGAGGGAAGGCTGCTGGAGTCGGCAGATTAAAAAATAACTTGTGTGAACAGGTTACTAATAGAGAACAGAGGTTCTCATTAGACTACGTTTAATTCTAAAACCATTAAAATGGCTAATTTTCAAGTAAGAAACGCATACCAGATTTTCATTGGCGGAGAGCCAGGTTCATCAGGTACAATGCCAGCAACATTAACTGCACTAGGTGCGGCTGCTGCAGGTGTTATGGGCGTATACGATCTTGCGGGTGCTGCAATGACACAGGCTGCTGCTGCTTCAGCAACTGCGTTTAGAATTGGTTTGAGTCGCGGCTCAAGTCTTCCTATTCTTATGTCAGATATCATAGAGGTTGCTAATGTCGATTCTTTCGACTTTGCTGCTTTCTCTGCACGCGTGAATCAATCGACCATCATCGGGTCGAATGGAACTACTGGTTCTATTGAGGTAATTGCTAATAACTTATACTACATTCGAATGTATGTGCAAGAGCTTTTGTCTGCTGAGTCAGATGGACAGAAGATCAAGCATGGTGTATTCCAATCTAGTTCTACTTCTACTCAAGGAGATATTGCTGTAGGTCTTGCGGGATCTTTGATCAATAACTTCCTACGAGAGGCTGAAGCATGGTGTGCATTCTCTGTACGTTCTGATTCTGCTGTAACTGCTGCTAATGATTTCGTTAACGATATAACTATCGCTTTGGGATCAAAGGTTGTAGGTGTTGCTACTGCAGTAACTTGGGGTGGATCTGCCACTACTTTGGTAGCTGGTGACTATGTACGTATGGGCTCTAATGGAGCTGGTACTGCACTTGCAGATGATGTTTATAAGGTAGAGTCTGTTGACACTACTGCATTGACATTTACTGTAGATCGACCTATTCAGATAGCTAGTCAAGTACTCGCTGCTGCAACTTCAGATGCTGAGGTTATTGATGTAGCTGCGGCTGCTGCTGCAAACTTTGGAGTAGTTATGGCTGGAGCTGATCTAAGCTTTGGTGCACCTGATTACAAGTACAAACAAGTTTCTTGGAACACTCAATTGGAGGACTTCGGTGCTTCAACTTTGGCTACCACAGGAGCTGATTCTGGTGAAGGTGAGGGAGAAGCTGTTGCTGCTCTTGAAGCTATGGCACAAGGATTCCATGGAGAAATCTATCGAATTGGTGTACCAGTAATTCACCCACTTAATTTGGTTGCTAATGTTGATGTAACTGGTGGAGGGTACGATGTACTTTCTATTAGGTTCAACAACAGTATAGTTAATCCATTCAGTGCAGAGATCTCGCCTAAGCAAATAGACATCTGTCTACCTGCTACAAGCACAAATGCTTGGTACGGCCTGGATGCTACTACTGATGACCTTACTGATGTTTTAGAAGTACTCCTTCAAGGAGCTGTTTCTACAGACTTTAGTATAGGGTAATATTATTGATTTAGAGAGAAAAAGGATTAAGTTCCTTTTTCTTTCTTAAATCTTATTTAGATGGCACTTATCCCCGAATTTGAATTATGTACTATAAATAACTGTGGTAAAGTTCTAGTGACCGATGTTACTGGAGAATACGATGCCACAACAAATCTTGGAGGTTATGGGACACCCAATGACGATAGAACCGATATAACTGCTGCCTCTATAACTATAACTGATTCTGAAGGAGAGGTGACAGTCGCTAATGTGACTGCTCAAGCTGCTCTTACTGATTGGTTCCAAGATTTTCAATACCAAGAGATCGAAGCAGATCTCGCAGATGGTATAGCAACTGCCGTATACAGTATTACCAATACTAATGGTACGTTCACAGATACCTTAACATTTTATGTGTATTGCGACCTAGAATGTTGCTTACACGAAAAGCTACATGCAGCTGCTGTTGCTTATGGAAATGATCCATGCAAATATGCTGACAAGCTTGCCTATGCTAATTATTTATGGAGTCTACTTACGGACTTTAAATATGCCGCTAATGGGTGTAATTATGATGAAGCCACTTCAATCTTTACGAAGCTACAGAGTCTATGTGATTCTTCTTCTACAGGTTGTGGATGTAAATAAAAGAAAACATGGGTTGTTGCAATGGTGATTGCTTAGGATCAGTTACTCTTAGACGAGGACCAGCAGGTGCTGACGGAGCGGCTGGTGGAACAGGTTCAACGGGACCAGCTGGTGGAGATGGTAGTGATGGAACAGACGGAGTCGCTATAGTTCACTCAAGCGTAACTAAACAAATAAAAGCTACTAATTCATACGCCACTGGTGAGGTTATGAATGAGTCATTGAACGGTACTACATTGGACTTCGGTACAGTAGAAGACGTTATGACGTTGGAGATGATACTTGTGGGAGCTAAGGTTGCTACAGCACCAGCATATGATTTTAAGGTCCTATATGGTGCAGATACTATATTTGATTCATCTGCAGCAACAGGATTTAATTTATCTGGATCAGGTACTACGTTCAGAAATGCTGGAAGGATCACTATTGATATGGTGGTTTCAGCTACGGATACTATAGTCCCTATTATAAAACTAGAAGCAGGTAACGGTGACTTCACTGGTAATATGCTTTGGGCAGGATCTACTATTACTGCAGCATATGTTGCACCAGCAGTAGCTATATCAAGTGCTCTTTCAGGTGCACATGATTTTAAGATCCAGATCAAGAATGATACTGGAGTAGCTGCAGATCAGATATCTATCCTATCGTACAAACTTACTAAATACTTAAAAGTTTAACAAATGTCTTCAGTTAAAGAAATTCCAATTTTAGATGTAGCTGTAGGTGCAGGTCCTTTGACCATTGACACTGGGGCATTTACTGTTCCCAATGCTCCTACAGATTACTACAAATTTTACAGACTTACAGGCTCTGTTGTTCTTGCTGCTCAATTGGATATTAATCCTACTGGAACTGCATCAGACAATATACGAGTTGTTATCTGGAATGAGGCTACTATTACTACAGGAGGCTCACATGCGGTGACTGTATTCGGAGAGACCATACCAGACGAACTATTAACAAGTGGAGCTAACTGGAAAGCAGAGTGTATCTACAATGGCTCTGCCTGGGTAGTTATGGTCTCTACTGACTGGGTTACTTCCTCAATTGTCAATGCTGATCGTATAGAAGCAGATGCTGTTACTACAGCTAAGATACTAGATGCTAATGTAACTACAGCTAAACTAGCTGATGATTCAGTTACTCTGGCAAAACTTAATTCAGGTACTGCAGGGAATGTAATATACTTTGATGCTGCAGGAGATCCTCAAGAAGCAGATCTATCAACAGATGGAGCTCTACTTGTAGGAGAAGCTACTGGAGCATTAGCTCCTTACATCATGTCTGGTGACGCCACTATGTCAAAGTCAGGTGCAGTGTCCATTGCTAACTCTGCGATCGATACAGTGAAGCTGGATGCAGCATTGAAAGAAGAGATCATCACAGTGCCAGTTTCATTTGAAACAGGAGAGCAATGTGATAACAAGATCAAGATGCCTTATCCAGGCACTGTAAACCACATCTATGCGATCAGTACAAAAGCCATAGCAGCTACAGATGATGGTACTATAGTTTTAAAGAATGATGCTGGTACTACTATGACAGATGGTACTATTACTTTTGGAGCATCAGATACTGTGAACACAGCTTATACGGATGATCCTTCAGCGAATAATACATTTATTGCTGATGAGGTTATATATCTAACAACATCTAAAGTCACTGCTGGAGGAAAAGCATTAGTATCACTACATATTACTAGAGCATAATAAGGGCTAACTTTATATGACAGAATTTTTCGAAGAAAATAACGGACAAAAGAGTAGCACAAGATTATATAGTTTTATGATGTTATGCTTCTTTCTTATTTTTAATTTCTTCTATGTGAAAGAAGATAATGAGATAACCATGCCCTTCGTGGCTTTGGATTTTGTGATCTTAATATCTATCTTTGCACCTAAGTACCTTCACAAAATAATGGAAGTTAGATATGGCGTTTCGGGAACTGAAGAGCTTGACAAATGGGGAGGTGATCCTCCTATGCGGATTCCTGGTGACAGCGACTGTCAGTGTGGAGGAGGCGAGACATGCATTTGCAATGAATGAACTGGTTGATAGAAACCAGACCATGAAGATCGAGTACGTAGATGATCGAGCCAGTAGACTGGTAAAGAAGTCTGAGGAGAAGATCATGGGGAGACTTGATGATATTGAAAAACATTTAAAAGAGAAATAATGCCAGGAATAACTATTCAAACAGTCAGAAGCGGAGGTGGAGGTGGAGGTGGCCTTGGAGAGTGCGAACATGATTTCGTAGATCCTTATTCTTATATGGGGACGGCTCCTTCAGGAACAGCTACATCACTTGCTGCTTGGGATATCAGTCGAATAGAAGTATTCGCAGACGGTACAACTACTATCACTACAGCTACAAGTGTAGCGTGGGATGATAGATTAACAGAAACTTATACTTAAGGAAATGACACTTAACAACCCATATGAAGGAAAGGACCAAAACGGTAATCTTAAGACCTTCACAGACTTCACGGTAGCTTTCAGTACTTCTCCTCTAAGAGTGAGAATGCCTGATTCGATGCCTACTACCGTGAACATTAAGTTCTTCGGAACAGTAGTAGAGAACGGAGATACTTTTATCTCTGAAAAGCCCTTCGCAAAACTTTCCTTAGCAGATGTAGCAAAGGATGGTGACTCGGATGCGCTTACTGCTTTCGGAACAATTCAGTATGCGATACAGAATTACGCTAACGCTAAAGACTATTAATCATGGCTGAGAAATACCCAAGTGCAAACGGACTTTGGAGTGATGATGCCAATTGGAACGGAGGAGTAAAGCCCACAACAGGGGATACTGCTCATGCTAACGGGTACACCATTACTTTAGACGAGGACGTAACGTGCGACATGATAACCACTACAGCAGGGGCTACAGCTTCCGCAGGTGGTGAATTTGATAATCCGACCACAGGAAACCCAATAACACTGACCTGTAATATATTAGCAGGTTCAACTCCTTGTGTA